AGAGGTGTTGAAGGAGCAACTAATATAGTTGATAGTGGTACTGAAGGTACTAAAGTAGCTTCTGGTACTACAGCACAGCGAGGCTCTACGCAAGGTCAGATAAGATTTAATTCTACAACTGGATTAGCTGAATATTATACTGGTACTGCTTTCAAAAGTATTGACGCACCACCAACAGTTTCAAGCATTGATATTACAGAAGTAGATAGTCAAGCAGGTGGAAATCAAACAATAATTATTACTGGTTCTGGTTTTAGCTCTGGGGCTACTGTGACTTTTGTTGGAAACAGTGGAACAGATTTTAATGCTTCAACTGTAACAGTAAATAGTGCAACACAAATTACAGCAGTTGCACCTAAATCATCTTTCTTAAATGCTCAAGAACCTTATGGTGTAAAAGTGACAAATGTTTCTGGTTTAGCAAATACACTTGCAAGTCAAATTAATGTAGATACTTCTCCAAGTTGGCAAACTGCTAGTGGTACTTTAGCAACTATTCAAGACAATGCTACTGGTACACACGCAACAGTTTCAGCTACAGACCCAGATGGAGATACAGTAGCTTACTCTTTTCAATCTGGGGACATTGGGGGAATGAATGTAAATTCTTCTACTGGTGTAATTACTGGCGACCCAACAGACGTAACAGCTTCAACTACAAGAACATTTATACTTAGAGCAACAGCAAATTCTAAAACTGCTGACAGAAGTTTTAACATTGTAGTAAATCCCTCACCATTTGGTTTAAGATATTTAGTTATTGCAGGTGGTGGTGCAGGTGGTTCTAATACTGGAAACTACGAAAATGGTGCAGGTGGTGGGGCAGGAGGTTTTCTTACTGCTACAGGTTTTACAGTTGCACACGCAACCAACTACACAGTTACAGTAGGTGCAGGTGGAACAGGTGGTCAATATGACAATGGAGATAATTCAGTTTTCTCTACAATCACAGCTTATGGTGGTGGTTATGGTGGAGGCTCTAGTCCAACTCATGGCAGTTCTGGTGGTTCTGGTGGCGGTGGTGTTGGATGGGCAGGTACTCCTGTTGGTTATGGAACTTACTCTGGTTCAGCAGGAGGAGGAATTTATAATAGTTCACCAAGACAAGGTTATGATGGTGGTGCAGGTTCAACTGGCTACGCAGAAACAGGAGGCTCTGGCGGTGGCGGTGGTGCAGGTGGAGTTGGTGGAGTTGCTACAAATGAATATGGTGGAAATGGTGGAAATGGTTTAGCTTCTGATATTACAGGTTCTTCAATCACATACGCAGGTGGTGGCGGAGGTTGGGGTACATACTCTGGCTCTGGTCGAGCAGGTGGTGGTAATGGTGGTGGAAACTCAGCACAAGCTAATACTGGCTCTGGTGGAGGTGGTGGAAGAAGTGGTAATGGTGGTTCTGGTGGTTCTGGTATTGTTATTCTTAAATATCCAGATACAAAAACTTTAACTATCGGTGCAGGTTTAACTCATTCAACATCAACTGCTGTAAGCGGATATAAAATTACATCATTCACAGCAGGTACAGGGACAATTAGCTTTTAATGCCTAGAAAAAAGATAACACCAAAACAATACGCAGATGTTGCAACAGGTGTAAGACTTTCATCACATGAAAAACT